CGCCCGCATGGGTCAAAGTAACTCCTTCGCGTACGGTCTCGGCGGTCGCGCTCTCACTCCGGCAGAGTATGCCGCCCTACTCGCGAGACGTAGGGATGATGAGTCAGTGACGACGCAGGGCTTGCTATCATCGATGTTGGGATAAGGAGACTCTAGTATGATGTGGGGTCAAATCATCTCTGCTGGAATTCAGGTCGCTGGTGGCCTAATGGGCGCGTCTAAGGCGGCCAAACAACAGGCCGAGTATGAGCGCAAGATGCAAGAGTATCGTCAGTGGCTCATGACTCAGATGGGCGATAATAAAGCACTGACTATGCAGTTGCTTAATCAAGAGAACAAAGACTCTCAATACTATCAAAACCAGCAACGATTCCGCGACATAGCGATGCTGAACGCGCGGAATTATGAGAAGCAACGCATACAGGAACATCTTGATACCCTATATGGTGAACGCCAGTACGACATCAATCGCCAAGGTGTGGTCGATCAGGCGGCTAAAATGGATCGCCTCTATGAAGTCCGGCGCATCATGGAGAACTCAAATATGTCCGCCGATGAGCGGGCATTTGCCGAACGTGAGTTGCGAACACTAGAGCATCGACTCCAGAGTGAGCGGGCCTTCGAGACCACTACTCACGAGAGCAACCGCCAGCAAGCCGTCGACGAACGATCATGGCGTATTACCCAGTTAGCGGCAGACGAGCGCCAAGCGGAAGCAGAACGCGCGCAACAGAAGGTGCTCCAAGACCGCTACTTTGGCGCTGTCGACCAATTTTCCAGTGAACTCGAACGCGCGCGCGCATCTCTTGGCGACATCCCCGGTCGCCAAACCTACGGCGAAGCCGATGTTAATCGCCTTTACGAGCGCAACATGGGTGAACTTATGCCCGGTTGGAAGTCCGCGCTCACTGCCGCCACCTCCCAAGGAGAGGCAGACCTTATCCGTCGTGGCCTAAACGGCGGAGACGATAATGCCCGCCGCGCAGAAATCGCAAGCCGCATGTCTACCGCTCTGGTCTCTCTACAGGGCCAAGCCAGACAATCTGCTATAGGAGAGATCAGCAACTACCAGCAGAACGAAGACGCGCGCATCGCGCACGAACTCAGGAAACGAAATCTGACGTTGGATGAAACTGGCGCGGTTTACGGCCAAAGGGTTGGCATGATTGGCCAAGCCCCGCAACTTGGCTCCGCTGTCCTTGACCGTGACGTAGGCTCCGCCGTCTATACGGGAATGCCCACCACTTCAGCCGCAACTATGGCATACCAGAATATGCCGTCGGCTATCTACAGCCAGATGCCAACCGGCTCCAGCATTGGACAGACGATGAACCTAACTTCCGCCGCCAGCACCATGATGCCAAGCACGGCTCCAATATCCGCCTTCCTTGGCTTACCCTCTAGGACTACGGCCGGTAGCATCTACAACCCATCCGGGTATCTAAGCGCGATGGGTCAAACCTTCCAGCGCCCACAAAACGATCCCTCTACAGGTATGAACGCCGCAGGCGCTGGCTTGCAAGACCTGTTCAAGATTCCGGGCATGTTTGGGAATCCTGCCGCCGGGACTCAAACTCCCAATTTACCGTATTACAACACAGGCCCATACAACCCTTCAAACCCTTATACATGGAAGTGGGGGTAGTTAACTAATATGGGACTCGGCGCATATTGGGGCGATTTCGCCAAGGGCTTCGCAGATCGCGGGGATTATTGGCGTGGAGTTGAGAGTAAGGCCGCAACAAAACTCCAGCAATACATCAAGAGTAATCCGCACGCCACCCAAGCGGACATAATCCAGCACGCCAAATCTCTTGGCGTTAGCGATTGGCGTAGCATCATCACTGAAGATGGTATCCAGCGCGCGCTTCAGGTAAATGCAGACGCTCTTGCCCGAACCAAAAAGAAAGAAGATTTCGCTGACCTACAGGCGCAGTGGAGAAGGGATGAACACGCTGACGGGGTCTGGGAAGGCCTTAACAACAGCCTACAAGACCAACTTAACATACACGAATTCGGCTCGTTTGATCATGATTCCTACAACGCTCTTGTAGATTCGATTGGTAAAAATGCGTTAACGAATCGGCCCCATGATTCGCTCAACATAAATAAATGGATCGACAGTACGACGAACAAAAGTCAGTCACGCCTTGATAAGCGCGCCGCTATGGGCCAACAGAACGAAGTGAAAGCGGCTGAGGATTTTCGCCAATGGTTATCAGAGTCAAAGTTCATTCACTTCCATACCGATGATGGTATAGCCGCTAAGAAATCCGAACTTCAGAAACAATATCGCCTTAAGGAAGATGTTGAGATACTCTCAAATGATCAAATAACGGAAATCACCGATCACACAAAACGCACTCTCGCCAAAGCAAGGAGGGACGAGCACTTAGGGCTGACGAAAGAAATAGAAAACGCGCTAGGCAGTAAGGCCTTGTCTTGGAAAAATGAAGATGAGGCTAAAGACGAAGCCAAGAAGATATTGGAGGGCTATGGCCAAGACTACAAGGAGTTCTTTGAAAAATGGGATTGGGAACAACACCGAAAGGATGAATGGTCGAAGGCATACAGTAACGCTATGTCATCTCATACCATTCAAAATGCCGCAAAAAACTACGGCAACGCGGATGAGGTAATAAAGCAACTTGGCTGGGGACAATACAATGTGCCAGAGTATATCAAGTCGCAGATTGAGGGCGTGGTAACAGCGGCGCAACCCGATCGAGACGCATTCCGACAGACTACGATCGATGACGCAATAACCAGACAGGTTGCTAACACCGGGAAGGTGCTAACTGATTACTACAAAGGTGCTGATAAAAATAAGATTAAGACCATTGTAGATGCGCTAAACACTGGGCCGTTAAAGAATTTCACCGACGTTACGGAAGACGAAGTTGCCACCGCACTTTACCAAGTAGAGTATCGTTCTCACGAGGCCGATCTAAAAAGTAGATTAGAGGCGCTAACAACAAGTAAGCCCAACACCCCCACCATGTCCAAGTCAGACCTTATGGACGAGGCCAAGGGGTCAAGCGGGATCGGGAAACGCAGTCTCAATGAGCACAAAAGGCAGGCGCTCATGAGCATGATCAATATTGGACTCGTGTTTGATCAGGTCAGTTTAAGTATTGCAGAAGACTTTCTTCGGACTCGTAGATCAGATTCGAGGATAGACTGGGAAAACCCATCCGCTTCCAATATTGCCCTCGCCCACACGGTTGGTAAAGAAATCCTGAATGACCCTGTGTTTGCCACGCTATGGCGCGCCTCGCAGACCGCGGTAACGGCCGAAACAAAAGCCCTTTGGAGTAAGTTGTCAGCGGAGCAAAGCCTTGTGTTGCGGCCAACCGCTTACGCGGACAAATGGGAGAGCGCAACAAATGAAGGAGGCGTCCTTTACGCAGAGATAGACAAAATCTTTGCTGATTTTGGTAGTGAGGACACCCCTAAAGCCACCGCCGCCCCGGCGGTTATCAACGCAATAGCAAAAGCGCGAGCGCGAATAGGGGTGGCCAAGGGCCATCTAAGGTCGCGCGGCTCCGCACTCCCACGAGAAGAGTATCAGCGTATTGTGGCCGGAATAGCACAGGCTGAAGAATTGCTCAATTCTTACAACGATCGCGCCAATGAGATGTACGAGGCGGGTGTAGCGGAGGGTAAGGAAACCGAAGTAACAACCGCACCCGCGCCCCAACCGAAAACGGTACTGTCTGATGAAGAAGCCACGCGCATTGCGCTTGAGATTCAACAAGTTCTTATGGGAAAGAGGGAGAAAACGTCAGACGGGATTGGCGCAAGCGCTGTAAATGCCCCTCGGGGCATGGGCGATGCGCGCGTCTTCGGGGCGCATAGGCGTGATGAAATGATTCGCGCCTATGCCGAAAAGTATGGCATAGACCCAACAGAGTTTGGGCGGAGAATTGGGGCAACTGTAGGCGGACTAGACTAACATGGCAAAAACTTACAACCCATATAACGATCTCTCTTTAACTAATCAATCTTACGATTCTGAGTTTGATTGGATGTCCTCTGAGAACGACCCACCTTATCAGCCGGAAGTGGTTCCGCCGGACACCAACCCAACCACCGAAGGCACTGATGTCCTTAACGATCCCGGCCTGATCAACGATATACATAAGGTCTATGGTTCGAGGGGTATTTACTTTGGCTCCAATGAAGAGGCCATTAAGCGCTGGTACGACGACACCGTTTTCGCCCAGTCAAACACGGCTGGCACCCTATTCGGAAGCCAAGGATACTTTGGGGTTACAGGTGAAGAAGATGAAGATGTACGCGCCGCGAATAATCGCCTGCGCCAAGCCTATTATCGCCTTCCCCTTCCGTGGCAGGATGGCGGGATGGGTTGGGAAGCCGCTAAGTCGTGGGGTAAAGGCCTCGCCACCGACCCCCTAAATTTTGTTGGTGTTGGATGGGGAATACGCGCCGCGAAAGGAGCGTACATTGGCGCAAAGGCGATAGGGCAACCTACTGCAAGCCTAGCCAAAACTCGCGCTCTACAGGTGGGTGTTGGTGAAGGCGCTCTTGCCGCTGGCATCGTCGGCGCACAAGATGCCGCAATACAAGCGTCGGATATTGAACTTGGCGTACAGGATGATTACTCGCCGGAACGAACTGCCGCCGCTTTAGCAATGGGCGGAGCCGCAGGTGGCCTCATTGGCAGTCTCATCGGCTACTTTGGGGGTAAGTACACCGCAAAGCAGGTCGGTGAAGGCATTGAATATCTCAAAGGCCTTGGCTGGAGTGGAGAACAGATAAAAGCAATCGCTGGGAAAGATGGCCGCTTCTTTGAGGCATACGTTAAGAATCAAGTAACGCCTGACATGCACCTTCGGATGAATCCCGAAACCCGCGCAAAACTTGGCGATCAAGAACCCGGCCAAAATAGCGGACTTCTCGAAGCCCCTATCACATCGATCGACGACATACCCACTCGTGCCGCCGAGCGTATCAATAACGCCCAACACAACATCAACACATTAGAGTCTGATGGTGTCAATTCGCTCCCCTTCATGCGCCAGAGATCGTATTGGGCCTCCATTCGTAATGCCGCGCGGCAGATAGCGCGTCGACGCACCGATGATCTTACGCCGGAAGAGGCCGCCAAACTGGAAGAACTTGAGGACGCGCTAGTAGATGCCGCGAATTCAGGATCGGCCAATGGTTTTATCTTAGATCGCATTCAGCACCCGGAACTTCGCAAGATTATGAGTCTCGATGCGCCGGAAACTGCACCCCGCACTCCCGAACCAGATGCCGCGCCCACCGCCCCTGCTGGTGAAGCGGCTGACGATGCTGTTGACGGCGCTACTCGTGCCGCCGCCGATGGCGAACCTCAGGCTACTGTTGAAGGAGAAGAGAAATTTGGCCAAGACCCGAGCGTACTTGAAGATGCCGCCCCCATCGACAGGTCTGATCTGATCTCAAACGATGTCGCTGAGTTTGGCCAATCACAAGTACCGAATTATGAAGGAGTCCGTAAGAGAGGCCCGAAGGCCGCACTCGTAAAGATTGCTCGAATATTAAACAAAGAGCACGGGGAATCTCTCGACCTAAATGCAGACCCCACCCAACTTGCTCTCGATGTCGGTGAGGCTGTAACACGAACCCAATCAAAACTCGCTGACCAAGAACTTGATACCTTTACTGATCTCCTGACGGCAGAGTTTGAAAAGGAACTTGCAGGGCAAGGTGACCCCCTCAAACTCAGCGAGATGGCTAATGACCCTAAATTAAAGGGTGTGGTCGATGCCGCTCTTAGGGCACAAGCCAAAAACCTAGAGAATAGTACAGCGAATAATCTTCCCCAAGCGCAAGGTAAATGGGCCGACGCCGCCGACCGCGCGATTGCCCGACTCGATGAGGCTTATCCCCAGCGCTTAGGGAATAAGAAGCCTTCTGATTCAAAGGCGATGAGAGCCACTCTTGATATTGAAGGGGAGATAAGAGCCTTACCTCGGGATCGTCAGGTTATAGTTCGCAAGAAGATTGCAAAGACTGCCGAACAATTTGAGAGATTACGTAATCGGATCAAAGGCACTGATAATCCTGAAACCTTACAACGCTTAATCGAGGCGGCGCAGAAGCAGATTCTAAAGACCTATGACAAGGACGAGTCACTCATGGCGGCCCGCCTGTCTGATCTCGATTCCGATGACACCGGCCTCTATATGGAGTTACGTGCTTTCGCGAATCGTGCTAATAATGCGAAAGGTGAGGCAATTTTCAAAGACCCCATCTTCGATCGAGCAATGGAGCGCGCCGCGCTCAACGAGGTTGAATCAGTAGCAACCCGCGCAGAGACAGCAGGCGTCCCCTCCTCCGTCTCTGGCCGCATTGCAAAAGGAGTTGGTATAGAACCTGCCCGTGGGCGTGGCCCACGGCAATCCCATGTGCGTAAGGATTGGGACGGAAGCGGTACTGGCGGCCTTGCCGAAGCCCGTGCTAAAGCAGATATGTCTGGCCATTCAGAGCCAGTCCCCTTTACAGCGAAGGTTCGGGAAAAAGTCACAAGCAAGCCAGAGCGCTTACTTGATAAGGACGGGGTTGAGCGTTGGGGCGCGGGATACGCCAAGCGGGGGGATAAATTATGGTACGACCCCCTTGGAAAACGTGTCTGGCGCGATGCCGACTACAATGAAATGCTCGTGGCCCGTGGAGAACGGCAGGCTGGCGATAGCACACCCATCCGTAAAGAGAGGGTCGAAAGTCTTAGGGAGATGTTTGACCGGCTCGACCCTGCAAACGTCGAGGCTGAAGGCCTCACCGCGGCCCTTGCCAAAGCGAACCCACCGGAACGAGTTGCCGCAGTTCTGAAACGCGCACCCACGGCACAGGGTAAGGCAAGCCCGAAACAATGGCTTAGTAATTATTTCCGCACCCTCACTGAGGGCCAATCAACACCCGATGAATTGATCGGTACTGGTAATGCTCAGGACTGGGTAGTTGGTACGGTTCCCGCTAAATACAGCGGTGCCCGAGTCTCGCCAGAGGCTGTAATGGAATTCGTCCCTGATAACCCGAAAGACGCCCGCGTCCTTGACCGCTATAGCGTCAGCGGCTTCGAGCATCCTAATCCACAACTCAGTGCGACAAACCCACAGCAACCGATTTATACGTTGTCACGCTATCGCGATGTAGCGAACGAAGAGATTCTTATCGATGAACTTCCCGAACATATTCGGGATGATGTTGAAGCGGCCGTTGAACACCTGCTCGTTAATCGTCGAACTGATTTTGAGGAAGAGTTCTACCAGTTCGATGAGTTCTACCCCCATAACGATCCAGATACTCCCCTTGATCCAATGATTAGGAAGGAGGGGATACGCGAAAAAATCAGAGATCGAGGTGCCATATCTACTCACGCCCTATCGTTGATGATTCTTGACAGGGAAAGCAATTGGCATGGCCGCATCATGCCCACAAGCCCCGACCATTTACCCTATTCGGAAACCAAATTATCCCCCTCCCAAACACGTCATATCGAAATCTTGAAGTCGCTTTATTACGTTAGGAATATGTATTTTCCCGGCGGCATCACGCTCGATAATGTAACCCGTACGCGCTCCCTTGAGATGGTGGGCGAAGCATTTACTCACAACCCCCGCATGGCAAAAGTTGTGGTGGATGTGATGGGCCATCTCACACGAGGTAAGGAGTGGGGGCCATCGTTTGAGAATCTTGATTCATGGGGAATGGGGGCTGATGGTCGGGGTGCTATGGGCCTCCACGCCTCGCCAGATATAAACAGTGATCAGAATAATCTCGGGCGTTATAACAAAATGCCCAGTCTTGCGATAAGTAGTGAGAATATTGCGAAGACTAATCGCGAAGTTCTCAAACGCGACACACAACCTATAACAGAATTTTTTGTGACGGCCCATGAAATAATGCACTGGGCGTATCGAAACATCCTTAACGATTCCGAACGCCTCTACTATTGGGAAAATGTTGTCGCTAAACGTGGCCGGGAGGAAATGTCAGGGCAAGCGGGCTACCCTCATGATATAGACAAAGGGATGCGCCTTAACGTGGGCGACAATCCCGAAGAATATTTCGCTAATCATGGGGCTATGTTGCTTGAGAAGAAGGTGCCGGGTGCTCTTGAAGAAGATTTCTGGATGTCGTTTTTCAGGAAAACAAGTGATGTCTTAGCGCACGTCCAAGCCGCTATCGGATTCCGCAAGAATCCAAACACAATCATCGATCCTGAAGTCGTTCAAATACTAGATCGCATCCTGCCAGATGAATTCAAACAGATGCTTGCGCGATCAACGGAGGGTGCCGTCGTTTCTGATGTAAGCAAGTTCCGTTACCAATACGCAATACCACCGAATGTGGGGCAGAAGTTGGCGGGCCGGTCATGGGCTTGGACTGTACTGGAGCAACAGCGTAACGCTATAGCCGAGGGCGAGAATTCATCAAGCGCTGGTGATGTTGCAAGAGATATTGCCGTGCATCTCCTAGATGCCAGCCATGAACGTCTATTTGGCTCGAACCTGAATCGCTCAATGATTGCGCTTGCGCGCAGATTGATTGAAGCCTCAGATGAAGAGACGATTGAAATGGTTCCAACCGCAACAATGTGGGGCACGGAAGGATTCACTAACCCCCCTGCCGCGTATGAGCGCGCTATTGGTGCCGAAGATAATTTCCTTGATGAAATTATTATTTCTGATGATGGCGTCTTGAATGTAAGCCACGGCGACGACTTCATGCAACGGGTCTTTGATGTTGATGAACACGAAGAACTGATTGAGGCTGGCATCATCGATGATGCTGGAAACATTCTCGACCAAGAAGAATTCGCAGAACACTTGATTGAATACGTACCCGGTGGCCGTGATCGCGTAATCCCAATTGACGAGACCACTGGGGAATACCGCTACGTGGATGGCCGTGAAGCATCGGAGGATGAATATTTAAGCGGCTCCTATGTCAGACCACATTTTGACCTCATTCCTGAATCTGATGCGGGATCGAGCGCTGTTCAAGACATTCTGTCCCAACCTATGACAAAGCAAGTATTCCAAGCCTATGAGGAGTTGATTGCGAGGCGTTGGCAAGACATAGCCAATGTCGAAACCAACCGTGGTTGGCAGGATGCACTGCCCGACTCGTACCATCAGTATTACATCAAGAATGATGACGGGCTTCCCCGTGATATTTCGTACAAAACCAAGGCGATCGGGGATTTACGTACTTCACAGGCAGTCGAAAGCAAAATCCGGGGAGATCGCCTCTTAAAAACAGGCTATCGTGGAGGCGGGCCTGCCGTGCGAGACATGGAAGAATCTGACCTCTTCCAATTGATGATGAACGATGGCATCGACCCCCACTTAATGGTGGATGCAATGCACGAAATTCAATATCGTGTTGCTTCGGGCCGCAAGCCAGCGGGGGTGGCGATCGACTCAGAAATTAAGAGTATGAGAATAGATGATCTCGCGCGTGAGGTGGCGAAACAAAGAGCCAGTGTTGACCCTGTTGCTCGCAATCGTCTCGCCCAAGCAAAAAGCGAGATCATCCGTCGCGGGTTGCTCCACCTTAAGAAAGTTAATAAGAGGGCTTCCGCGAACTCCAAGGCTATGCGCGCTGTTGAGCGCGAGGTTTTTGATACCTCAGGCAAACCGACTGACGACGGCATCCCTTATGCAACTCGCCCCCATCTCAGGGAAACACTATCCCGAATCGGGGAACGCACCCCACAAAAGACCAGCGATGTACGGACTGTTGCCTATCGCATCTTAAATCTAGCGGGCCTGACTGATCGGGCGAATCCGATTTCAAACGAAATCGTCTATCGCATGGCAGACCTCCCACTTGAAACGACCCCGAATAAAGTGCTCAGTGATTACACTGACCCCGGCTTCCAATCATTCCGTTCACAGGTGCGCGCCGCCGTTAAGGATAATGATGCCACCGCTCTAGCCCGTTTCGCTATTCGAGCCGGTGTCCTAAGCGACAACCAACTGGCGGCGATTCGGACATCCTTTGGCGACACTGATAAATTCCTTGCGCGCTGGTCTGGGTATGCGAAAGACAACCGTATGCCCCTGCGTGGTGTGCGAGAGGAATCACTAGCCGACATTGAAAGCGCGATGAGCGATCTCACTGGCCACGTCGCCTATATCGCAGATGGCGTTGACTCTTTGAAATCCGTCTCCCGCACCCACCCAAAGATAATCGAATTCACTGACCCGTTTGCGCGCCACCGACCCGCATCAGCCCGTGACCTAGCGGTGAGGCTCAAGGGGCGTAAATCTATACCGTCAGAGGTGGCAGGCGCATACGCAAAAGACTATCTGAGGGCCATGTCCCCACGGGCAAGGCACAATTTGCAGGCTTTTGTTGGTATGGGACTGGCCCGCACAGCCGATGGCGCTACGCCCTACTTTATGCGTGCAAGCGGAGATACCCGCACAATTAAAGTAGAAGAAGGTAGGTTTGGCCGAGGTGTTTACGCATCCGAAGGGCCAAACCCACACCAACGCTCACTCGTGTCCGAAGTTATCAAGGATGCACGGGCCAGAGATGCCAGCACAGATGAGATTACCCAATTAGAGCATCTGGCTACCAGCCTTGAGAATGTGCGGCATCAGGCATCGATCTCTCGCGTCTTGGCTGAGATGCACAACCTCACTGACACGGGACTGGAAGACCTGATTAAAGTCGAGGCGCGCCTCGCTAAAGAATTACGAGATGCGACTGGGGCATCCTACGGTGAGGTGGCACCTGTCGTTGCGAATGGTAGGCGCTACGCTGACTTCTCACAGGCAGTGGATGCTCCAGCAGACAGTTGGTTGATCAAAGAATTCATGCGCCGCGTGACAAAAGAAAACGGCGTAATTACTTCGTCCGCAACAGGCGACCTACTCAATGTGATGGGTCGCGACGGCATCGACAAAGGCCGCGCACTCTACACGGCCATGTGGCGCACCTTGGCCAATGGTGCATACGCTGAAGAATCTATTGCCAAAGCCCGTGTTAATGAGATTCTTTCCGAGATGGGGTATGACGGCCTTATGTTCAACGGCACCCATAAAGGACGCTCCGGCCAACAGGCGCACAAGGAATATCTCATCTTTGACGCCAAAAACGTGCGGCGTCTCGATGACCCTCGTTTTGAAGAGGACGACGCTCTGATGTTTTCTTCCAACGAATCCGGTGATTCTGCTGTGTCGCCTCTCGTACGTGCCGCACTGGCTGGCGACAACGTAAAGCAGATGAGCATTGCCCACAATTTAGAGGGCGGAGATACGGCTCCCGCAGTTGGCGGGATGCTAAACAGGATGCGCGGTAGAGGCGCGCTACAGCCTGAGGATCAGATAGAGGCGTACAAATCTGGCCCGACCTTCTATCTCACAAAAGGCTCGAAACGCCTACGTAAGTTAGGTGAACGCTACATCTCCGACTTCCTACAACGTGAAGAAGGCACGGGCGTATTTGAAACCATTAACATGGAGATTGGCAGAAAGGTTATGCCGATCGTGCGGGCAATGAACGCCCTACCGGGAAGCGGTAATGCGGTTAGCCGATGGTTTAAGAAGTCCATCGACCTTCGTGAAGATGGTCGCTTCTCCGCCAAGCCAACGGATGCTGAGAAGCGTGTACTGTGGGCGCTCCGCACAGGCGAAGAAACCGGGCTTGAAACTAATGCAGAGCGTGTGGCGTTCCGCCGCGTTCGCGATATGTTCTCTGAAGAGATGGAATCCATGAAACATTACGGGATCATGGATTCAGGTATCGAGAGGAATTACGTCCCACAAATTTGGCGTCGGAGCGCACTCGAAGCCAACAAGGATCGTGCAGTTCAAAAATTTGCGGACTATTTTGTTGCTGAATCTGTTATCCGCGAAAACCCAATCGAGCGGGCGCGGGCAGAACAGATCGCGAATGGCATGATTCATCGCATCATTGATGACGAGGGTGTCCACTTCCCCCCTGAATACGCGACCCGTAATGAGCCGGGGCTGGATCACGTTGACTACAACCGGATGATTCAATTGCATCGGCCCGAGTTCCGAGTTCATCTGGCATCCCTAGAGGAGTTTCTTGAGAATGACCTCGGTGCGGTGATGGCCAAATATATCGACGGCTCGACCCGTAAGATTGAGTTTGCAAAGCGATTCGGGACAGGCAATCATGGGTTACTCACCTATCTGAAAATCATTGAAGATGGTCGCCGCGCCGCCGTCAACGGGCTTGTCCGTCCGCGCATTGTCAGCCGCACTCGCAGAGGAATCACGGCCGAGGGTGAGGCCCGCGAAATGAAGGTGGAGCGAGAAATCCCCTCTCCGTTTGAGAAGAACGAGGCCGGGGCTGAGATGATGGTGAACGATGTTATGGACGCTCTCACGAACCAACATCGTGGTGGAGTAGTGGAGGCAGAGAGAATCCTCAAAAATGCCCACCAGTACCCCCTCACTGAAAAACAGCGTTTCCAGTGGGATCGAAAGGCTGAGTCGATTGTCGCGGGTTTAGAGATGCGCGCCAATGGAAGCAAGTTGCCCGCGTCGGAGATTGGCCTCATTGAAGATATGGTTATGGCCGCGCAACGTAAGCCATTTGGTGCGGGTTCCTACACTCACTCCAAGATGCGATCAATCTCGAAGTTCATGCGTAACTTCACAGCACTGACCTACCTTGGCTTTACCACACTGACATCATTGGGCGACCCCATCCTTCCTCTTATACGCTCTGGTGAGATGGCCGCATGGATGAGAGGCATGAAACGCTACGCGACTGACCCCGATTATCGGGAGATGATGCGTGACACTGGCTTATCAATTGAGAACTACGTGCACAACAGGCTCGTCGGGATGTACGGTGTTGACGCATCGAAATTAGCCACCGGCTTCTTTAACGCTACGCTTCTCACGCCTTGGACTGATCGTATGCGTGAGATGGCAGGCATTGTCGGTTACGAGTGGTTCAAGACTGAACAACGACGCATCGCCAAACATGGCCTGAACAGTCGGGCCGGACGTAAAGCGCGCAAGGTTCTTGAACGCTACGGCCTTAACGATTACGCCAAACCTGACGCGCCATCACTTGGCAGTCTGGTTGTGAATCGCCGCAATATCGGAACCGACTTTGATGAGGCGATCGACCCAGCAATCGCGATTCAAGACAAACAACTCAAAGAGGCGCTCATCAAGTTTGCGAACGACACGATCTACGCACCCAACACAAATGATGTCCCGCTTTGGGCGCAGTCACCTGTTGGCGCGATGATGTGGCAACTGAAATCCTTCCCAATGATGATGGCTCGCATGGGTAAGGACGTGCTTATGGATGCGTATAAAGACCCAACGCATCACTCCAAGCCTCTTCTCATGTATATGCTGGCTGGCCCCGCTGGTGGCGCTATGGCACTCTCTGCGAAAGACACAGTACAGATGCGCGCCAACGAGGATGAGGGCTTACTGCGTAATCGCAACGCTGAATCCGTAAAAGGGTTTACGAAGATGGTCGGCTACGATCCTGAAATTCACGGCAACGAAGACGACTTCGTTGGCTGGTACTTCGAGTCCTTCCTGCACATGGGCGGCCTTGGCCTTTATCTCGAAGTCCTGCACGATCTCGTTCAACAGGCTGACAACGGCTACTTCGGGCTTTCACGTGCCGCTGGCACTGTAGGCGGCCCCGCTGTGAGTCAGGCGATCGGCGCATGGAACGTGGCGTCAGGCCTCCATACCGCTGTTACAGGAGAGCGGGATGGGCCTGTGGGTAGACAGCGCCAGATGGTGCGCGAGACCGTTCAACGCATCCCTGTTGCGGGTGGTGTACGCTCACTAAGGGAGGCGTTGGTCAATCTCGCCTACGAATCAGAATCCGGGGGATCGGGTCGCGGCGGCGGTCGTGGTGGAGGCCGGGGTGGCAGTCGTTAGCATCTCGTAATCTTCACAAGGATTAACCGCAGACCTGTCATGCAGGCCGCAAAGCCACGCCTTATCTTGTCCATATAAATCTGGCTGTGAGTGCTTGCACATCCGGCACACTGCTGGAGCCTCTACTTCTTGCGGGTGCCAGCACGACGTACGTTTGAAACACCCACGACACCGCCAATCCGTAGGGTTAGGCGCGATCCTTTCAGGCTTAGAAATTGCCCGCGCGATCTTTGCCCTAAGACTGGCCACCTCTAATTCGTCATACGAAACAATCTCTGCGTGATACCGGCAATCATCTTTGCATATCGCAAGGATCAGCGAGTTCTTCATCCCGCTCAAGTGCATCGCTAGACTTACCTGTGCAAAATATTGGGGGTGCGAAACCTTCACCCCTTTTTTCTCGAAAGCGTTGAACTTAGATTTGTTCATCGTTTTGATTTCAAGAACGTACGCATCGTCAGGATCAAAATATAAAATCCCATCTAAGTGGCAGACAAGATGATCCCCAAGGGCTGTGTATTCGTATTGCTTGCCCGTGAGTTCATCAAGGGCAGAAATCCTGAAGGGTTGATGCGCTTTAAGGTCATCAACAACGATGTCCTCAAGTGCGTGCCCCACACTGAAGATACGCTGGAGTTTTGGCGTTGGCCTATCCTCAGGAAATCCGCGCAGTGACAGGTGTAGGTACTGCGTGCAGTCGTTCCCAACAATAGACGCGCCGATGTACGATCGCGTATTTACACGAAGCCCAGTATCACACTCCTCCATATTCTGGAGGAGTGTGACGATCTGGATCAGGTCAGTCACTTAGTCTGCTCTGCCTTTTGGCAGGACATACAGATGGGTTTCTGACCGGGTTTAGGCCTTTGTGGTGCGAACCTACTGCTGTGCCTATGTGCTCCGCAAACGCGGCACTGTTTTGTCCATCCCATAGTGCTCGCCATGTCAAAAGTCCGGCAGGGCGTCATCGAAATCCGCCGTGTCTGCCGCGCCATTTGAAGGCACGTCAGCGGCATCATTCTTTGGGAGCCTATACCCCCGCACCTCCGGTCGAGACTCCATGATCTTACCCGTGTTCGGATTGCGGCGCTCTTTGGACATCCCCACGACAGCGCCCACAATCAAGCCACGCATCGTACCAATGTCACCCGGCTTGTCGGGATTGGGATGGCCGCCAAACTGCAACAGGCTCTTGAGTTGGCGTTGGCCAATCTCCTGTGCCTGCTTGCTCGTTTTGTGTGACACGTTAATCCAATGGCGGATCGTGCCAGTGCCACCCGTGTCCTCAAGTTCAACCATCACCTGATGGCCAT